CCCTAATAGTGAAACCACAGTAACCATAACTGAAAGTAGTGCTATAAGACATTGGATTTTTGTTATCAATGGCACACAAGGTAGTCTATTTTTAAATGGTTCACAAGTTGGAACAACTGATACTATTGGTAATCAAACACTCTTTGCGACAAATGGGTTTTATTTTGGGGCAAGACATTTAAATGATGGTACAGGTTTTGGAGATACAATGAACAAATCAAATTCCGAACTATATCCAGTTTTTTATCAGATGCGGGCGTATAACAGAGCATTGTCTGGTGCTGAGATAACTCAAAATTACAATGCAACTAAATCAAAATATGGCTTATGAGTGAAGTAGATAAAAATTTAGCAGAAATACTAAACACTGATTATATTCCTGTTGTAAGTGATAAGTCTGACAAACCAATCACTATTCATCAAGATGAGTCTGTGAACCCAGACGCAGATTATTCTCGCGCAAACTATTATAATCTAATAGAAAAAGGCAACGAAGCACTCGATGGTATTCTAGAAGTTGCGAAAGAATCACAGCACCCAAGAGCATATGAAGTTGCTGCAAATATGATTAAAAATCTCTCTGACGTAACAGAGAAACTCATGATTCTTCAAAAGCAGCAACAAGAATTAAAGCCGAAAGAAGAACAAGCCACACAAACTAATATTAATGTCGACAAAGCAGTATTCGTCGGAAGCACTGCTGAGTTGTTGAGACAACTAAAAAATGAATCCAATAGCGGCTAAACTCAAGCATTACCTTGGCAATCCCAAGCTGAAGCGAGTGAATATGCAGATGCAGCTCACGGAAGATCAAGTCCGTGAGTATGTGAAATGCGCACAAAATCCAGAATACTTTATTGAAAACTATGTCAAGATTATTACTCTCGACAAAGGCTTTGTGCAAATATCTTTGTATCCATTTCAAAAAGATGTCGTCAATGATATCAATAATAATCGTCGTGTAATTGTAAAGGCTGGTCGTCAGGTTGGTAAGACTACGATCATTGTTGGTTACATTCTTTGGTACATCTTATTCAATCAAGACAAAACAGTCGCGATTCTTGCAAACAAAGCCAGCACGTCAAGAGAAATTCTTGCTCGCATCAAACTTGCATATGAAGCATTACCAATGTGGATTCAACAGGGTGTCAAAGTTTGGAACAAGGGTGATATTGAATTAGAGAACGGATGTCGTGTGCTTGCTAACTCTACTGCTTCAAGTGCGATCCGTGGTTTCTCTATCTCGCTTCTATACCTTGACGAGTTTGCATTCGTCCCAAGTAACATTGCTGAAGACTTTTTCACTTCTGTTTATCCAACTATTTCTTCTGGTGAGACTTCTAAGATTCTCATGTCATCGACACCAAATGGCATGAATCACTTTTATAGAATGTGGACTGAAGCTGTCGAAGGCTTGAATGGATTTACTCACGTTGAGGCTAACTGGCGTCAGGTTCCAGGAAGAACTCAGCAATGGGCAGATGAGCAGCGTCGTGTTCTTGGTGAACAAAAGTTTCTTCAGGAAATGGAATGTGAGTTTATGGGCTCTGCTGGAACTCTACTCTCAGCCGCAGCTCTCAAATCTCTTGCATTCGTAAAACCCGTTCACTTATCTGAGAATGGAATCAAAGTTTATCAGGCTCCTATTCCAGAGCATATCTACGCAGTTATTGTTGATACATCCAGAGGAAAAGGATTAGATTACTCAGCATATAGCGTAATTGATGTCACTGAACTTCCATATCGCCAGGTTTGCACTTATAAGGATAATAACATAAGCCCTCTTGTATATCCATCAATCATCAAACGAATTGCAGACTACTACAATCAAGCATATGTTCTCACAGAAATAAATGATAATGGACAACAAATCGTTGACTCATTATTTGAAGATTATGAATATGAGAATATTCTTTCAACAGTAGATCTGAAAGGTAAAACTGCATTGACGTGGGGTTATGGGAATAAATCAAACAGAGGAATTAGAACAACCAAATCTGTAAAGAGACTCGGATGCTCTCTCCTCAAGAACCTTATCGAAAGTCAAAAATTGATAGTTCAAGATTTCGAAACAATCTCAGAACTATCGACTTTTATATCCAAGGGGTCTAGTTATGAGGCTGAAGAAGGCTCTCATGACGACATGGTTATGACTCTTGTCTTATTCGCATGGATGACCAATCAACAGTTCTTCTCTGAACTCACAAACGTTGATATCAAAGCCAAACTATACCAAGAACAGATGAAGCAGATTGAAGAAGAACAATTGCCTACATTTTTAGGCGGTCATATCGATATCGACAATAATGAGGGTTCTTTTGTTGAAGATGGCGCGCTTTGGAAACCATATTAGGTCAAAAAACCCAATTTACTAAATATTCCGTAGATTTCTCAATCTCCAATCATAGGAGCAAAAAACATGGCTTTTCTAGTATCACCAGGTGTGAATGTATCTGAAATTGATGCAACTACGGTTGTCCCAGCAGTTTCAACATCCACTGGCGCCATTGCGGGCGCATTCCAGTGGGGTCCAGTTGACTCACTTCGTCAAGTTTCATCTGAAGATGAACTTGCAGCAGTGTTTGGCAAACCAGATGCCAACACATTCCTACCATTCTTCACTGCAGCGAACTTTCTTTCATATAGCAACAGCCTATATGTCGGTCGCGCAAGTGCTGCAACTCAGAACTCTGCAGTTGCTCTAAATGTCGATCCTTCAACCTGCGCATCAAACGTCAAGGTCAAGAACGAAGATGATTACTTCCAACTTTTCCACAGCGCTGCTAACTCTGATATTGCATTTGCCGCTCGCTATCCTGGAGCTCGCGGTAACTCATTGAAGGTTGCTCTGATTGCTAATTCGAACGCTTCTGTGTTTGCAAACGCAACGTTGACTCCATACGGATCATTCTTCGACGCTGCTCCTGGAACATCTACTTGGGTTGCTGCAAATCACAATGCAAATGCCAATGATGAAATGCATATTGCAGTTATCGATGAAGATGGATTGTTCACAGGCATTCCAAACTCTGTCGTTGAGCGTTTCCCAAATGTCTCAAAGGCAACAAACGCAAAAGACGAATCTGGCAATAGCATCTACTATCGCGATGTTCTATATCGTGGTTCACGTTACATCTATGCTCTTGGTCAAAATAACGACACTTGGGGTGTTGCTGCTAACTCAAACCACGCATTCGAAGGTGAGAATCTAACGATCTCTTTCACTCGTGGTACAGATGGCTCTGTTGTAGATGGAAACGTCATCAGCGTTTATGATCAGTTTACTGCATCTGAGAATGTTGATATCTCTCTACTCATGGTTGGCGGTTACGGTGAAACTGTTGCTGAAAAGGCAATCGATATTGCAGGCTCTCGCCGCGATTGTGTTGCATTTATGTCTCCAACATATGCAAACGTCACAAACAACGTTGCACCTGTAACAGCAATCACAAACTATCGCAATTCACTTCCATCATCTTCATATGCTGTGATGGATGGCAACTGGAAGTATCAGTATGATAAGTACAACGATACTTACCGTTGGGTTCCATGTAATGGTGACGTTGCTGGTCTCTGCGCACGTACTGACTCAGATCGTGATCCATGGTTCTCACCAGCTGGATTCAATCGTGGTCAGCTGAAGAACGTAATCAAGTTGGCTTACAATCCAAGTCAAGCAAATCGCGATGCCTTATACAAGGCTGGAGTAAATCCAATCGTATCATTCCCTGGCGAAGGTGTCGTTCTTTATGGCGATAAGACTCTATTGGCAAAACCAAGTGCGTTTGATCGCATCAATGTTCGCCGTTTGTTCATCGTTCTTGAGAAGGCAATTTCTCGCGCTGCAAGATCAAGCCTATTCGAGTTCAATGATGAGTTTACAAGAGCAACATTCGTAAACCTTGTCGAACCATTCCTAAGAACGGTACAAGGTCGTCGTGGTATCTATGACTTCCGAGTTGTTTGCGATGAAACAAACAATACATCAGATGTTATTGATCGCAACGAATTTGTTGGCGATATCTATATCAAGCCAGCAAGAAGCATCAACTATATCCAGTTGAACTTTGTTGCTGTTAGAACTGGTGTTGCCTTCGATGAAATCGTTGGTCGTTTCTAATAAATAGACTAGGATAAAGTCAGGAGAATAAAATGGCTTTTAATGTAAATCAATTTCGTACCTCACTAACAGGTGATGGCGCACGTCCTAATCTGTTTGAAGTACGACTAACTTTCCCGAACTATGCATCTCTTGGTGCATCTGCTTCGGCAAAGTCATCTTTCATGGTGAAAACTGCTGCTCTACCAGGATCAACAATTGGTATGGTTACAGTGCCTTACTTCGGTCGCGAAGTAAAGGTTGCTGGCAATCGCACTTTTGCTGATTGGTCAGTAACAATTATCAATGATGAAGACTTCTTGATTCGCAACGCAATGGAATCATGGATTCGCGGAATCAATGACAACGTCACCAACTTGCGCTCAAATCGCGCAAGAACTTCTCAGTCTTACGGTGTTGATGCTGAAGTTATTCAGTATGCAAAAGATGGTAAGGCATTGAAGAAGTATCGATTTGTTGGAATGTTCCCAACAGATCTTGCTCAAATTGATCTAGATTGGGGCTCAAATGATACGATTGAAGAATACACTGTAAACTTCGCATATCAGTATTGGGAATCAGCTGATCGTGGTGGTGTTTCTTCGTTGAGATCACCAATTGAATCTCTACTTGGCGCTTAATGCCAGTTGAGTGGGGGAGGATATCCTCCCCCTCTTTTATTATGGGGTAAACAATGGCAATAAATCTATTTGGATTTCAAATCGTTCGAACAAAAGCTGATGATGCACCACAGCAACTTCAGCCTCAGATCACTGCACCTGTCTCCGATGATGGTGCGATTTCCGTTACTGCTGGCGGATATTTCGGAACTTATCTAGATCTTGAAGCAAGTTTCAAAAACGAAAACGATCTAGTTACTCGATATCGCGAAATGGCAATGCAGCCAGAACTAGAAGCTGCAGTTGATGAGATTGTCAACGAATCAATTGTCCATGATCTAACAGGCAAAACAGTTACAATTATTCTTGATGATTTAGAACAACCGCAAAAGATCAAAGATATGATTCGTGATGAATTTGATAATGTTCTTCGTATGATGGATTTTTCAAACTCAGGTGCAGATATTTTCCGTAACTGGTATATCGACGGTCGTTTATTTTATCAAGTTTTGATTGATGAGAAACAACCAAAACTTGGTATTCAAGAACTTGTTTATATTGATCCAAGAAAGATCAAAAAAGTTCGAACTGTAATCAAGAAAAAAGATCCCCGTACAAAAATCGAAGTTGTAACTGGTGTTGAAGAATTTTATATTTTCAACGATAAAGCATCGCAACAAGGTCAGCAAATTGTCACATCAGTGAGCGATAATGCAGTCAAGATTGCTCCAGATTCTATTATCAATATCAATTCAGGTTTACTTGACGCAAAACGTCAAATGGTTTTGTCCTACCTTCACAAGGCAATAAAGCCCCTCAACCAGCTCCGAATGGTTGAGGACGCTGTTGTAATTTACCGATTGTCACGTGCACCAGAGCGTCGTGTGTTCTACATTGATGTTGGTAACATGCCTAAACAAAAGGCAGAACAATACCTTCGTGACATTATGACCAAGTTTAGAAACAAGGTTGTTTACGATAGTTCTACTGGTGAAGTCAAAGACGATCGTAAGTTCATGTCAATGATGGAAGACTTCTGGATTCCTCGTCGTGGTGAAGGCAAGTCAACAGAAATCACAACTCTCCCAGCAGGTCAAAATCTTGGTGAGTTGTCAGATGTTCAATACTTTGAAAAGAAACTGTACAAATCACTCAATGTTCCAGTTTCTCGTTTAGAACCGCAAACAGGATTTACACTTGGTCGTACAGCAGAAATCACCAGAGATGAGTTGAAATTCAATAAATTTGTCGGAAGAGTTCGTTCTAAGTTTACCACTCTTTTTGATGAACTTATGAAACGACAACTAGCACTCAAAGGCATTTGCTCTATCGATGAGTGGGAAGTCCTAAAAGAAAAGATTCATTATGATTTCTTGAAAGATAATAACTTTGCCGAATTGAAAGAAGCTGAACTTATGACGTCAAGACTTCAACTTATGAATCTTGTTGATCCATATGTCGGAACTTATTTCTCTCGCGCATGGGTCAAGAAACATGTTCTCCACTTTGATGAGGAGGGCATCGATCGTATGAATGATGAACTAGATCAAGAAAAGGCTGCAGCTGATTCAATGGGGCTTGATAGTCTCTCTGTTTCTGCGCAAAATGCAGCCGCACAAAATGCAGCGATGATGGCGCCACAAGGACAAGTTCCAGCAGCGCCGCAATCATCTAATCTTGATCAATCGTTCAGTTCACAAATTAAATAAATAATGGAGAATAATATGACAACTATTGATATGGTAAATGCAGCACTTAGTGGCGACAAAGAGGCTTTTCAAGCAGCATTCAATGCTTCATTAGCCGATAAAGTTACTGATGCTCTTGAAGTTAAGAAGGTTGAAATTGCTTCGTCTTTACTAACACCAGAAGTAGAAACAAATGAAGTTCAAACAGATCAAGTCGAAGTTGATGGAAGCGAATCCAATGGATCAGCAGAAGTCACAGCAGACGAAACAAGCAGCGCTTGATAGTGCAAGAATCTCTGCGCTAGTTCGCACTGGAGCCATGAGTTCCAGCGAACTTCCGCGCTTGAAACTTGCGTTGCGCCGTCATGCACAAGTTGGAGATATCGCCAAGTTGCCAAAGCAACATCGCGATGTTTTGACCAAATATTATGATGCAACCTCTAGTGCTGCAATCGGATCACAGCAAGCATTTCAAGCAGTTCGCAAAAATCTAATGCAGCATAATGAAATTGAAGGCGATGAAGTTTTGACAGAAGCAATTGCTGGATTCAAAGATGAACAAAATCCTCCTATGGTCATTGTTCTTCAAAGAAAAGGTATTCGAATTTTTCCTGATGGTAAAAAAGTTGCCATGTATCATAACAAGCAACTTGGTTTAGTGATTACTATTCCATATGCTGGCACTGGAAACTCTCCTGGAGAAATTATTCCAGGAACAAATGTGCAAATGGAAGAAATCGAGTCTGATATTATGGAAAACCTTGATCAAGTTGCTGCATATGCGCAACAAGATAATGTAACATCACATGCAAAACATATGAAGTTTGCTGATGGTTCTAAACTCAAAGTAAGCCACGGAGCAGCAAAAGCCATTCATATGGTGCACGGTGCATTGAATGACGAGAATAAAAAGAAGTTTGCTGATATGCTTACAACTCCAAAAGGATTTGAGAAAGCCGCGCATTTTGCATTGAGCAAAGTGAAATTTACGATAGGTGATAAAGAATGAGCATCATATCAGAAATCGTAAGAGAAATCATTGCTGAAGCAAATGTACAACGTATGGGACGAAAGAAACTTATTCGCGCACGTGTTCGTGGTGGAAAAGTTCAACGCCGCAAAGTTCTCTCAGCAGTTCCAGGTTATACAATTCGTGGTGGTAAACTTGTAAGAATTCCACCACGAGAAAGAATGAAAAGAAAACTTGCAGCACGAAGAGCAAAAATCAAGCGTAAGGCAAAGATGGCTCGTGCACTTATCAAAAGAAAGCGTTCACTCAGAAAACGCGCATCATTGGGGTTGAAGTAAAATGAAACTAATCACCGAAACAGTCGAAGAAGTAAAGATGATCACCGAAGAAAAGAACGGTGTGAAGTCTCTTTTCATTCAAGGACCATTCCTTGTCGCAGAAATGAAGAACAAGAATGGTCGCATGTATAAGACCAACACTCTTATGAAAGAGGTTGATCGTTATAACGAAGAATATGTAACCAAGAATCGCGCATTCGGCGAACTTGGACATCCAGATTCACCATCTATCAATCTAGATCGCGTATCACACTTGATCACTTCATTGAAGCAAGAGGGTAATGCATGGATTGGTAAAGCAAAAATTCTTGAAACACCAATGGGTAAAATCGCCAAGTCTCTAATGGAAGGCGGTGCAACTCTTGGTGTATCATCACGTGGCATGGGATCACTCAAAGAAGTGAACGGTGTCAACGTGGTTCAAGATGACTATTATCTAGCCACAGCGGCTGATATTGTAGCGGATCCTTCTGCTCCAGGTGCTTTTGTTCAAGGCATTATGGAAGGAAAGGAATGGGTTTGGGATAATGGCATTGTAAAAGAAATTGATGTCAATGCATATTATAATCAAATCAAAACCGCGAAGCAACGTCAAATTGATGAGATCTCATTGAAAATCTTTGAGAACTTCTTGTC